TTTCCTTTAGATGGGGTTAATACACTACGAATAATAATACTATTTTACTACTTTTCAAGTATTTTTACGAGATTTATTGCACCTTCTACGTCATGTATTCTGCAAACTGTACCTTGCCAATTTTTTAAAAATTCAAGCTGGGATTTAGTGTAAGGAGCAGTAGCATCACGTTTTACTTCAACCAATGCCGTTGCGCCTTTGCTTACAACCAGATCGGGAAAGCCACGACCAACAGAACTAGTATCAAACACAGAACATCCAAGCTCTCGTAGCGTTTTAACCACAAGTGAATGATTTGAGTCAACTCTTTTAGCATAAGTCATTGATTATATATAATTATGTGTTAGTGTTTCATTACTTTATACCAAAAGGGGAAAATTTTGAAGATTCTGTTGCTTGATATAGAAACATCACCTAATGTAGCTCACGTTTGGGGAATATGGCAGCAAAACGTAGGTCTTTCCCAACTTCTTGAATCATCATACACTATGTGTTATTCAGCTAAATGGTTAGGTGAAGAAACTGTGTATTTTGACTCTGTGTACGGAAGTACGTCTAAAGCGATGCTAGAGGGCATACACAGCCTTTTAGATGATGCGGATGCAGTCTGCCATTACAACGGCACAAAGTTCGATATGCCCACGTTAAACAAAGAATTTTTGCTTCATAAAATGCCGCCACCACCACCTATGAAACAAATAGATTTGTTAAGAGTGGTCAAAAGTCAGTTCAGATTTCCAAGCAACAAGCTCGATTATGTGGCGCAGCGTTTAGGATTGGGCAAAAAGAAAGAGCATGAAGGTCATACGCTATGGATTAAATGTATGGCAAATGATAAAAAAGCATGGGCAACCATGAAAGAATACAACATTCAAGACGTTTTATTGCTTGAAAAGTTGTATAACAGGCTTTTACCCTGGATTAAAACCCCAGTAAATATGGCTTTAATGAAAGATAGGGATGGATTTGTTTGCCCTACTTGCGCTAAACCATCATTAATCAGCAAAGGTTTTAGATATACAACTACTGGTGCTTATCAGCGTTATCAATGTAAGGCTTGTGGAGCTTATTCTACAGATACTCGCACTGTAATTCCTCACGCAAAACTTAAACACCTCGCATGATGGCATGAAACTTACTCCAATAATCTTACAAAATATGTATGCAACTTTGTATTGTTGCGAACCATTTTCAAAATGGAAACTTCCATTGCCAGAAGAAGTTAAATTCATAGTTGATTATGATCCTGAAACAATGGGTACTTATATGTACGATGAAGGGGAAAAGCATGAGCATACGATTACCATTTCTGCGGCTAGATGTGGGTTTATGGAAACAGTCATTAAAACTGTAGCGCATGAAATGATCCACATGAGTCGGTCTGGCACTATAACGGATGCTTGGTTGAAGCATGATGCTACATTTAGGCGCAGGGCGCACCAAATTGGGAAAGAATTGGGGTTTGATCCTCTTGAGCTTTAACTAATTTTTCTATTTCTCTAGCAAATCTATAGCGTGTATTCCATTCATTAGCACTAGCTACGCCTCGTAATCCTAAAGAATACCAAGCGTTTTCAATTTCTTCATCAGTCATGGCCTAGCAATTTTTGGACTTTCTCCAATAACGCTTCCTGGGTAAAGCCGTGTTTAGCTGTAAAACCTTTGTGACCCATAAGGTGAATTCCGGTGTTTCCGAGATGGTGTTCAAAGCAAAGCGGTAAGCAAGGGGATGTAGAGCGTGGCTGACCAAACCGCCTAACGTGGTGTAATTGTACGTCTGGCATTTCAATCCCATAGGCGGCACTACAGACAATACATCCGAGTCGGGCAATTTTATCAAGAGCGATTTTCTCATTTTTAGTGGACACTATTTTGACTAGCCCAATCTTCTAGCTCTTGCGCTGTTTCAGTAATAGAACAAGCGATCAAATACGCTTCTGTTTTACGATTTTTTAATACCGCATTAAGAAAAGATTTAGTAAGCCTGTTTAATTTAAGTAATGAGTCTGCGTAATCTGTCATCTTGTTATTCTTTCTATGTTTCGGTTTGTGGCTTGTTCAGATCGCCAGGCTTCAAATTCCATTTGAGCTTGGGTAAGTTCTAATTTTAACAATGCTTCATTGGCTGTGGCCTCATCAATATCATTGCAATATTTTTCAAATTCTGCTGAAGCATAAGCCTCACGTTCTTGTGCTCCTAAAGAAGATTCATTAGATTTTTTCATCATAATGGCAACAATCATTTTCTTTTTTTCGCCAAGCCCAGCTAAATAACCTTTAGCTTTTGAATAATCCAATTTAAATTTTTCGTAAATATCATAAGCGTTGTATGGATTAAATTCTTTCATTTAACAACTCCCATGCAATAGCAGCCACTTGTGGCACTTGTCCGTTTCCAATGGCTTTAAGTCTGTCCATCCTTGAGGCCACCCCATCAACCATTCGTAAAGGTTCGGATTGATTGAAGATGGTATGTAAGTTCCATTCTTGATAGCGTTTTTGTGCGCCCCAGAACCCCCTGCATTTCCGCCCCCTGATGGAGTTGTTGGTGTTGGCCATATAGCTTCCTTGCGTTTCTTTAACGCTTTCCGGCTGTTGCTTCCACCATCCGCTCCTGTTGTTGGGGTGTGAAAGAAGTTCACTCCGTCTGGCAACAATCCAAATTCTCTTTCTGTGATGTTTAGCTTTAATGTCTGATGCTCCCAGCACTCCCCATGACGCATCAAACCCCATCTCGGCCAACTGTCCAAGTACCACACCGAGTCCTCTATGAACGAGCATTGGGGAGTTTTCCACATAGACGTATTTGGGTCGTACTTCGTGAATGACCCTTGCCATTTCTTTCCACATTCCTGACCGCTCTCCGTCAATTCCTGCTCCTTTTCCTGCTGCGCTAATGTCCTGGCATGGAAATCCCCCAGAAACGACATCAACAATTCCTCTCCAAGGTTTTCCGTCAAAGGTTTGAACATCATCCCAGATTGGGAAACTTTCAAGAAGTCCGTCATTTTGTCTGGCGCACAATACGCTTGCTGGATAGGCTTCCCATTCAACTGCACAGACTGTTCGCCATCCGAGCAAATGTCCCCCAAGTATTCCGCCACCAGCACCTGCGAAAAGAGCCAACTCATTCATATAACCCTCATTTAAGGTTTAACCACAATCCAGTTTGCCCAATAGCATAGCCAATCCAAATAATAGAATTAGCTGTAGCCCCTTTTTGAAACTGTAAAACTCCGGTGATCAAATACCCAATCCCTGTTGCCCCAACAATGTATTTTTCCAGCATTTCCATTCCCCCTTGTTACCTAATTTCCATTGTTTATAAAAGTCATCAAATACTACTTTACTAAAGTTTTTGTCTGTAATGTAGTTCCTAAACCAACTTAATCCTTTTGTGTGGCGTAGGTGCAACAAATATCTTACAGCGCATCTATGCTTATGCTCTGCCTGATCTGACTCGTTCTCTATACTGTCCTTCGGTTTCGCCAGGTCTAGCTTCAATTCCAAGTTCTTTTCCTTTCGCCATAATTCCAGCAAGGGTCGCATCCCACTTTTGATTTGGTCTATCTTGCGTAGTTATGGGTTTTTCAATCCACTCAGCTTTAAATCCTACCCAGCTTCGCTCACAACAAGTTTGCAGGGCATCTGAGAGAGTTATTTTAGCTTTTTCAGCCTCTCGTATCAAACCTTTCAAAGCCGTGTTTGTAAGAGGCTTTTTGGCAGCTTTACGGACTTTTAAATAATCATTCCATAAAGACACATCGACACCTTTAGGTGCTTCTGTCTCTGTCTCTTTCTTTGTCTCTACTCTTCTCTTCTTTGTCTCTGACGTAGCATCTTGCAAGCACTCTGCTAGCACGTTGTCATCATCAATAAAGAAACCCATATCCAATAAAGGTTTGATGGCATCTAACACATCTTTTTCTGTCATTCTTAGGCGAAATGCTATTTCTTCTGTAGAAGTATCAATAGTTCCAGTTTGAGACTCACTTGCAAGCAACCAAAGCATTGGTGCTAGAGCTTTGCTAGCAACAGGCAAGCGTTGATAGTGCATATCATCAAGCAAATTTCTATGAAGTTTTATCCAAGGCGGACTACGATGTTTGTAGTGCTGAAAATTTACCCAATTTTTAGGAGTTAGTTTCATTTTCCCACTCCTTTTTAGCTTCTTCAGCCTTAACTATTAAAGAGTTTGAATGTTTAACTAATGATCTTAATTGCCCAATAGTAAGAAAAACTTGTACTTTTTTACCAAATTCATGGGAGTCTTGTTCTAAACATATAAGACCAGATTTTGATGGATATATTTCAATGCCATCTTGAGGCGGAAACTTCAACATATTGCATCCTTTGTCAAAAGGTTAGTCATTTAGGTGGGATAGGCAAACTGGTGACTAATCAGTCTTTCGTAGCATCCACTACTAGCCATCCCATAGATTTTACTACTTATTTTTGTTTTTTAGTTCTTTTTGGCTGAATAACAGTCTCAGCTTCTTCGGGTTTAATTCGATATTCATCAATTGCTTTGGTAAGGATACCAACAAGACCCCATTGGACAAGGGTTTCAAGTCCTTCTTTGTCAAAGTCAACTTGAGCGTTGGCTGATCCATCTTCGTTTTCCTTAATGATTTTTACGTCAATTTTCATTTTGTTGATCCCCCATAAACTTGATGATCCATATAATTTAATCGTTCTCTAAGTTGAGATAATTCTTTTGTTAAAAAATCAGTTCTGTATTGTAATTGTTTAATTTCTTCGTCTGCTCTTGCAAGCATTTTAAGTAACATTTCTTCTCTGTTCATAATAAATATAATTTTTTGTTCTTTTTTGAAATATTTTCTTTTGCCCACATTGGTCGCAAATTTGTAAATTTACCAAAAACAAGCATTTCTTCTTCAGATTTTGCTATTGAAATAGGAACAATGTGATCTATATGCCATAAACCATAATTTTCCCATGACATTCCTGGTAAAAATTGTTTTTCAATATGAATTTTGAAAACATCATAAACACAACCTAAATATTTAAAACTGTTAGATTTATTTTTATAAGGTTTTTTACAGGCATAACTTGTAATTGATCTAATTTTTAAAGCTAATGGATATAAAGAATTGTTATAAAAATGCTTTTTTTTATCATTTTTATAAAAATATTCAACATTTGGATCAAGTCCTATTTTTAACAAAATAGCAATTTGTTCTGGATTATAAATTTTCATGTGTTGTTTTTTAGCAGCAGTTCAGGCCATATCCATGACCAATGATTTGGAAACATATCTTTTCTTGTTACCAATCCATAAGATTCTTTTTCAATCAAAGCTGCCAACATCATAAGTTTTTCTGCTGGTATTTCATTTTCTTT